CCTTCGGTTCCCTTCATTTCATTTATTCCTTCGGTTCCCTTCATTTCATTTATTCCTTCGGTTCCCTTCATTTCATTTATTCCTTCGGTTCCCTTCATTTCATTTATTTGTTCTTGCAATTTGGCGTTTTCATCTTGTAATTCTTCTAGTTTTTGATATGGATCATACATGTCACTATTCTTGTTATTATTACTATCCTTACTATTAAATTTACCTACTACTTTTTTCATAATTGCGTTGTATACTTCATGAAATTTGTCAACTAACACTTCCTCTTGAGTGCTATCGTTTAACAATTTTGTTTGTAACACTTCAACAAAGTCAAATGAAAATTTATCAGAATATATTTTTTCAATCAGAGTTTTCTGTGCTACATCTTTAATATGGTCTACAATATTTTTCTCCTTCTCCATTATTTTCTCTTTAAGACCATCAACTAATTGCTGTGTTAATGTCTTAACGTCATCTTGATCGTTGATTGGTTCCTCCGATTTTGGTTCCGGGGGTGGATCTTGGTACGCGTCATCTAATTTATTATGTACTTCTGAAGTTGATTGTCCCATTTGAGCCCGACGTTTCTTCGGGTCATTATCGAACATTTGGGAGAAATTGGGATTAGATAAATTTCCCACGTACTCGGTATTATTTATCGTCCCATTGGGATTAGATGCATTTCTCGCGTTCTCGGTATTATTTTCCGTCCCCTTGGCATCATCTTCAACTTCATTTTCCGTCCCCTTGGCATCATCTTCAACTTCATTTTCCGTCCCCTTGGCATCATCTTCAACTTCATTTTCCGTCCCCTTGGTATCACCTTCAACTTCATTTTCCGTCCCATTGAGATAGGGAGAAGTTCCTTTCATATGTGTCGCCGTGGTTGCTAGAGGGTTCATACCAAGTTCTCTACCGGTAATAATTTTTGATCCAGTAATAGTTTTTGATAGACTATTTTCATTGTCATCGTTTCCTCCCACTATCGGATCCGTTTTATTGTCCGACGATTCTCGTTCGAGCCATTTTTCTTTTGATTGATCTATTATTGTATTGAAAGAACTAACCAACTTTTTTAAAAACGGTTTTTGAATCGTCTTCTCATTTAACAATTTCTTTTGCAATACCTCAAGAAATTTAAATGAAAAATCATTTGTTTTTAAATATTCTCGTAGGTCGGTTATTATTGATTTTGTAATCTCATGGATCATCCCATCCTTTCCGCCAATTTGCTTTGTAATTTCACTACATGTATGAGTTAAAATTTCTTCTGCTAATTGTGTTGTCTTTTCCGCAACTTCTTTTTCAGCCGCTTCTTTTAAAAACCCATCTTTCGCTTCGTTTACCATGTCTTTAGCCGCCGAGAACAGGTCTTCAGTTGCCTTTTTTGGGTCGGGAACACTCATATTATATAATTATAATATACCTATATAAAATTGAAATTAAAATAACAAATAACGGATAAAATATAAGTGCGTACAAATATTCAGTAATAAATATCAAGAAAAATTAATGTCAGACGATAATTATCCACAAACAAGTACTGGAAACGATGTCTATTTAGCAACTCGAAAAAAGACTCAAAAAAAAAAGGTAATGCGAACAAATGATGACAAATCTAAATTATGGAGCATTTATGATAACGATAAACTATCTGCTTCTGTAGAAGGTTCTCAAAACGAGAGTAAACCGTCATTTGAATGTGTTTATGCTAAAGACGCAGAAACGTGTAATATATGTAAATCCCCACTGATGATTATGGAAGACGGGTTTCCTACATGTACGGGTACGTCGTGTGGTGTAATGTATAAAGACACCCTCGATTATTCTCCTGAATGGAGATTTTATGGTGCCGAAGATAAAAATGCAAAGGACCCTACACGATGTGGAAATCCAATTAATCCATTGTTGGTTGAATCGTCCTTTGGATGCAAGGTTATATGTAATAATAACTCGTCATATGAAATGAAAAAGATTCGTAAATGGACGGAATGGCAATCAATGCCACATCGTGAGAAATCTCTATACGAAGAATTTCAATTCATTACAATTATGGCTCAAAATGCGGGGGTTCCGCGAATATTTATCGATTATGCAATGATTGTATACAAAGACATATCCGCTCAAAAAATGTTTCGTGGAATGAACCGTGACGGTATAAAGGCCGCATCTATTTATATATCGTGTCGTCTTAATGATTGTCCTAGAACAGCACATGAAATTGCCGAAATTTTCAAATTAGATAAGACTAGTGCGACAACCGGATGTTCTATGGCAGTGAATATATTACACAACATAGAACGAAATATAGACCCTTCGCGTCAAACTGAATTGTGTGCTACATTGCCAAGTTCGTTTATTGAGCGGTATTGTAGTAAATTAAATATTAACGCCGAACTAACAATGTTAGCGAAATTCGTTGCTATTAAAATAGAAAAGAATAACATAATAACAGATAACATTCCTCATGCTATCTCTGCAGGAATAATATACTTTGTTTCACAACACTGTGCGTTAAATATTTCAAAGCCGGAAATAAAAGCGGTTTCAGGAGTGAGTGAAGTAACCATTAACAAATGTTTTAAAAAATTGGATATTATCCATGATAAATTATTACCCAAGGCAATATTAGCAAAATACGCATAAAATCTATTCACATAAATATATAACATGTTTATGTCAATAATTTCAGATATACGTAACAGTTTTTTTACATTTGAACCAAATACAAATCCATTCATTATATTATGTCTGCTAATATCCGGCAATTATTTAGGTGAATTGTTTCCTTGTAAAGTACAACAATTCTTTTCAAAGAGTATGGTTGTAAAACATATACTCGGATGGTTATCTCTCATGTTTTTTGTTGTGTTAACATTACCCGACTTGTATACATCGGATAACTTTATCTATGTATCAATATCATTATATGGATTTTTCGTACTTTTATCGAAATTAAATCATATAATATGGTTTACCGTATTCGGTATATTTGCGGTCAGTTATATTTTACATATTTATGTAGATCAAATCGAGAATGAGAATCAAATAACTAAAAATAGAATAGGAGACAATACCGTTAATCCAAAAGATACTGGTAAAATACCTACCCAAGATATTGCGGATACAATTGAAAAAGTAAAGAATATTCAGCGATATTTGTTTACGTCGATTATTCCGATCAGTATCTTTGGATTTATCATATATTTAGGTGAAAAAAAGATTGAATATAAAGAAAATTTTACATATTTCACATTTTTATTCGGTAAGCCCAAATGTATTAATAAAAATCCCGAAAACCTAACTGTTTTTAAACGATTGAGATATGCGTTCAAATAATTACTCTTCGCCATTATACAATAGTCTAATAGCAAGACCTACCTCGTCATTAGTTTCCCATATTCCCGATATTTTAATAATCAGATGATTTATCTTGAAATTCGGATTTGTATTTGAATACAATCGAATATTGCCGGAGTATAATTTTTTCGATATAATATCAACCGACTTTTTATGAATATTATTAACATGTTTATAATATTCTAATATTTCCATTTCGATTTTTGATATCTGTTTGATATAATTAAGATTTGCCTTATCGTAAGGAGGATACGTATTATATATAAATTTTGTGTCACATGTATGTGTCAAATTATTTACTGGAAAAAATAAATATATGCCATTCATAATGAATGTATCAGTTGCATAGGTGAATTTTGAAAAGTTGCCATCGACTATTGTATTTTCTTTTTTTCGTAATAAATTGATATTTTCTATATTAAATGTAGTGGGAAGGAGTATGAGGTTCATCTAGTTACATAATATATCCTCGTCTATTTATACCCTTATTTTTGATTCTGAATTAGACGGTCCAACTTTTTATTCATTGATTTACCATCAGAACCTTTAGTTTGTATATCAACCTTTGTTTCACCGTTTAACTTATTGAATTTATTTAGTCTAACAAGTCGTTCTTTCCTACGTTTCTCATATGCCTGCCACCAAGACATACACCTTCCATTTGTATTACGACCATAGCAACACCTACACTTCCCACGTCGATCTTCACCACAGCGACACTGACTACGCCTCCGTCCCCACCATCCTTCTATAATATAATCGTCAGCATATTTAGTATTAAACGCATCTAATAAAAATATAAATATGCTTATCGCAAACAGTATTAATAGTGTATATAAAATTATTTTCGTTAAAATATTATTCAACCTCAACATATATTATAATATACTATTATATATTATAATAATGTCATCCCGATTAAACATGAACCCTATCCCCATAATCCCATGGAAAGGACAAACATTTAATCAAATAGTAAGTCATATTAAAAAAAATGGGAACGTCCATTCAAATGAATTAGGAAACATGATATTTTCATCACTTCCATTAAAAACATATCGTCGCGAACTTGCTTCTTCTGCTTGTTCGAGTTCTCGTAATACAACTACTATTGATGAAATTAATCGTCCAGGTGGAACTGTCGTTAAACATTCATCGTCTCAAGTAAATAGTTTAGTTAATGTACTCGACTTTAATCTAACTGTAAATTCAAGTGAAAACATAGCACAATGTAACGCTGAGTGTGTAGTCGGTACACCTGAAACAAACGCAAGACGTCGTGTTCGCAGTAGTGGAATGATAAAGAAACAGTTTGATTTATCCAATGACAAACCTAAATATTATACCGATAATCGTCAGTATTTAAAGGGTCGTAATTTAACATTCGAACAGAATAATTTTCATTATATCCGAACTGGTGATAATAGTGCTACTCCAGGAACAACCCAATCAATCGCGAACACCTATACGACAAACAATGCGACGGATTGTAAACGATACTATGTTTCTGAAAATATGTCATTTTCTTACCAATGGGTCGCCGAAAATCCATTTTTCGCGGATACTGGGTCTGAACCAGTAAACACCGAAGTACCCGGACAATATGGTAATTTCACAGTTACATTAGAAAAAGGATTTTACGATACCTCCGACATAAATAACGTTTTACACGCACAAATGATTAAAAACGAACATTTCTTTGTAGATAACCGAACAAAGGCAAAACGTTTTTTCATTAATTTTGTATTCAACTCTACTACCAGTTTAATTGAACTTCAGATTGAACCAATTTCTGAAACAATTCTATCAAATCTAGGGCTTTCAAAACCCATTATACAAATATCTAGTACTCCTGGAACACGCGATGTTGTATGGACGGTGCCTACATCTACTCAAATGCCTATGGTAAACATACTAGAAACTCCGTTTCGACAAGTTATTGGATTCTCATCGGGTCAATATCCACCTATAAATACTGAAAGTCAATACATCGTATCGTCAACGAGCATTCCTGCTATTAGACCTAGATTTAATCAAGTATTTTATAAACCAAATAACCCACAATTCGCGCAACAGGGAGCAGTCACATCGAGTTCACGTATCGCTAGATTGCGGTATAATGCAATTACCAATTCGGCGTCTACATATAGGAATGCGTATGGTAAACATGTTGCAAACGCACTAGCATACGGTGTTCCTGAAAATGGTTATACAGTAAAAGATAAGATTGGATACCCTCTTCCAAATACACCTAAATTCACATCTACCGGCGAGCAACGTAATTGTAAAAACGTGTCTATTTCCGGTTAAATTACTTCATACATAACTTACAAAACATAAGTTATGTATAATCGGACCCCATATACTTATAAATCCTTGCTTAATGGAACGCCGTATTTATTACACCAATGAATGCATTTTGAAATATTGACTTTTAATAGTCCTTCTATTTTTTCCTGTTTATATTTATTCTCAATAAGTGATATCGTATAATGAATATTTTCGAGTTGTTGCTGTCCGAATATAGCGTTATATTCTTCCATTTTAACTATAAATTGATAGGACAATGGTCTAGTTAAAAAACGGCTGACCGTGTGTTTATTCTCATTTACCGTCATTTTTCTAAACGTACTGTATAACCGATCATAAAAAGTATCACTATTTGAAAATAAAAAGTTTTTACATACTATATATTTTTCAGAATTCGCATATCGACTTGTATATGGCTTTACTATGTAAACTGACTCATAAAATGACGATAATATATACAACAAATCCAATGTATGATTCATGAAACTATCGAATATTTTCAGTACGAATTTTCCTCCTTTTTTCTGCATAATAAGTGCGTAAAATGCTTGTGCCATCAACAGATCTGCTATATGTAACTCTTGACTGTTAAAATCAACCGAGAAATCAAATCCACCATCTCCGGTTATAAAATCCATTGATGAACCATATTTATTTTTACAATATACGAAATTTTCTAGTTTCAATATGTTTCCGGTTCGATCTATACCGGATTCAATCTTGACATTTTTATGTTGTTTTAAAAATGATTCACTTTTCTTCCATGCAGGAATATTTGGATCAATATCATTCAATATTGTCATTCCTGTGTAAACATCGTGACTACATTTTCGAGTATTCACAATTGCTTCAATAAATCCACCAGGTCCTTCGGCTATGTGAAATGTATTTATTGGTTTTGATTCAAATTTTAAATTAAAAATATTTATCATTTCGATCATTTTAAAATATGACCTTGAAAGAGGACTATATTTAGAAACGCATTTTCGACGATTTGGAATAGGAGTATGTATATATTCATACGGGTTTGTATATTTCTTATGAATATCCCACTCGTGTTCTATTTTATCCAACCTTTCTTTTATCTCATATAAATATGTTGCGAGCGAATTAGAAATGCAAATTTCGGGGGGGTCGTCATTTGTTATATAATCTATATGTTTATATGTTAGTGAATTCGTACGTGGTAGTTGATAATATGACATAATAATTTAACAAGTATAGTTAGTATATCAAGAAGGGTATTTCTATATTGTTTGCCAATTCCAAAAGTTATTTCACCGGAACTTTCTGAATTATAATTTTATCTTTTTTTAGTTTTTTTGCGGTTATCTTTGGTTTTGATTTTTTCACAGAGGGTCCATCCTCATTTTCATTATCAGTATTTAAAATAGTATCTACAATATTACTGGTTTCTTCTTCTTTCCGGAGAATAATATCTGACATCTTTTTAACATCTAAACTTCGTACCTTTTTAAAGATAAAATAACGATTCATAAATGAGATTTGTCTTTCTTCAGGAGACATATATATAGCCCGACCATAGTCTACTTTACGAAATGGCTGTTGTTTCAATTCTACTTCCATTGAGGAGTACAACTCTGAAAATAATCCGGATCCGTCGGGTAAATTCATCGTCAGGGCTTCTTCCTTATTTACCAACACAAATCCATAATCTTCCATAATTCGAATTAAATAATCGAAATTTACCAAATATTCTCGAAATACCTTATTAATACTTTCTTGATATACATTTATTCCGTAACCTAGACTCATTTCTTCACTTGGAAATCCGGTTTGGTCGTATTCCTTTGTGATTTCATATATTTTACGGTCATTCTTGAATATAGTAAATCCGGCTCCATTGGACTTGTTCTCAAGCAAATTAAACACTGTTTTTCCATCATAGCATGTTCCTATAAAATAGCCGTTTATTTTCGTACATTCTGCGATGTTACGAAGAAAGTTATGAAACGTAGTTTTATTTTCGAAGAAATAATGCATGGCAAATTGACATGAACTTATATTGAATCCCGTTTCTGCTACTCCATATTGATTATATACCCCCTTACCTAATAATGAAATATCTTTCGGACCATTTCCAAATACTGCTTTTATTATTTGTTTGTCTTTATCCGTATCTACTGCTTCACCATTTCTAATATTATGACTGCTGTTACCTGTAACAAATAATGCCTTATGCATATTTGTATTTCTTTTATTTGCGCGTATAAATCGAGCACATGCTCCATCCATTCGATTATGAATATTATCAGAAGATACGTCTACGCCAAATACAAATCGTAGTTTGGCGCGTATCCATTTTGACATATCACCGGCTTTTCCTACGGCATAATCTATTAATGTATCATTACGTTCAGAAACGCCTACAATTAACTTCTGTTTTACGAATAAATTATGGAAGTCACGGAGTCCTTGAGTAGTAGTCTCATCACTTGAACGATTATAATACACATCATCGTTAGATTCATATTGAGGTAAATTCTCACCCGTTGAAATCATATTATTTGTAATCGGTTGATGAATCGAATGCCAATTGTTATTGGCAACGTGATAGGCGTTTCCGTAGTTTTTCATTCCGGATCGCAATTCAGCCGTTTTGTCATAACGAACACGAAGTGGTACCCATCTCCATCCATCTTTATTATCGCCAATATATTTAAATTCTACAATCATGTCGTCTTCGAAATATTCATTTTCTTCGGTCATCATATGCATATTATTCTCATCCCCCTGAAGTGCGATATTACATAGATGGGCGTTTTCATCATATGGGTTTGTTGGGTGAAATGGTACTGGTTTATATGTATCTGCGTTGTCAATATCATCAGGTGACGGTAACTTATCATTGAGGATATCCTGACATGGATTCATGTAACCGTGCTTCCGTTCATCAAACCCACATTTTAAAATCAATGTTTTATATTGAATTATATCTTGAGATTTTTCCATAGTACGACCATCTTGGAAAATATGGTGAATTTCATCACGTCCAGTCTTATCCTTCTTGACAGATACCAAGAAATCGATTGTATTAAATTCGACCGGTTTCCACTTGAACGATCTGTCCCAAGTCGACTTTGATAATGGCCCGGGAGGACCATTTACAATGGCACCGCCCATTGGTAGATCCATTGGTGTAAAAATCAATCCATCTGTTGTATATTCAAATAAACCATCCGCAATATCGGATAATTTTCTAGAACACGCAGAGAATATATTCTGATAATCATGAGAAGAGTAGAAACTTTTACACTTTACAATTATTCCAGAAGGACGTTTCTTTTCTTGCGATTCAACCTCGTCACTACTTGATTCCAATATTGATGTTGGTTTCATTACATCAATTAATTCGCGTAATAATTCCAATCTATACTTTTTACTTACTGTTTCGCCGTCTTCCATATCTGTTATTTCTTCGTCAGATAAATACTTAACGAATGGAAATTCACGAACTGATCTATTGTTAACATAATAAATATCAAACGCCGCAAATAGATTTATATAACTCCCTGTTTTGTCTTCTTTTATATGTTCTCCATCTAACAAACTATTAAATATTGTTTTTTCACTTGTTTTTGAACCTGTGAAAATTACACGCATATTTGTATCAATTAAATAAATTTTACCATTATTTGATATATATAGTAATTTTCTATCACCATCTGCTTTTTCAGTAACACAATAATTATTTCTTATATTTATGGTACTAGATTCTTCGTTTGGTTCAATTATATTTTCTATCTGCAGTGTAAACGAACCTGCCCCTATAAAATCCTTAGGATATATACGCTTTAATTGATAATCTTGACCTCGAATCATTTTCATATAAGATTCTAAAATAGACTGTTGGTCAGGATATGAAATTGGATATTTACTACCCTGCAGACCACTTAATACTATTCGAATACATTTACGTAAATCTATCAATAATGGGGATGGTGTAGTATACTTGGTTCCAGTACCAACTTTTGAGTTATCTATTTCCAACTCAATCTCATACGTTTCCAAATTAGCAAACACGTCAGCATCTTGAATAGTATACTGTGGAACTGGGACATGATTCACGCGTTTTGAACTTTTCACTATACTAATATCCGCAAATATGGGATATTCATCATGATAAAATCGCACACGATTCATTGTACGAAATATTTTTTTAGACTCACTCCATTTGGATATTATGTTTTTTGAAATATTAGAATGAACGTTATAATCCTGTTCGGTTTGGTATGATACACGAAAGTTAAAATCGTCCATATCTAATTTCTTAATATATTCACCCGTATTGGTAGTCGCAGTCATTTTCTGTGTGAATTTTATTTTATTGAATAAAGTAGACGGCATATCAACTATCTTTTGTAAACTATTTGTACGGCAATATTCTTGGATCAAGTCTGTACCGTTAATCTCCGCACGGATATTAGATAACTTTGTACGTCCACTGCGATTATCCAGATACTCATTTTGTATACGCAATAATTGACTTCCGTTGCTATTTTCGGCTTTAAATCCACATGCGTACAATTGTTTTACTACGTTAT